GAGGCAGGCGTCTCTCGAGGCGTGAAGACCTACCGCATCCGCACGAGCAATGGCTGGGTCTATCAGCGCTTCGTCACGGATGACGACGTCCAGGAGTGGTCCAAGTACCACAAGCCGGAGGCATCCACTTGAGCATCACCGTTGAAACCACCGGCCCTATTACCGGAATTCCGTCAGTCATCGCCCCCAGCGCGGCGACATTCTCCGACCTCGTCAGCGCGATTGCCGATGAGATCGATGACACCACCGCTGAATATAACGCCCAGATCCAGACGGCGGCCTATGCCGCTATCCGGTACTGCGAGCGCAACGTCTACTATTTCAACGAAACCCGCGACGTCACGTTCCCCACTATCAGCGGACAGGATTGGTACGATGGCGCGGACTCGCCGCAAATCCCGAAGCTTGGCCGGATCGTCGCCGTCTACGTCGAGAGGACGGACGGGCGGCGCTATGAGATGCGGCGGGTTACGCCCGAGGAACTGGAGCGCCTGGCAGACAACAGCGCTTCCCGCGGTGAGCCCTACGCCTACACCTATTTCGGGCAGAAGCTCCGGCTCTACCCCATCCCCGACTCCACGCCCTACACCATCCGCCTGCAGCTCGGCCCGTACCGTCTGGCGACCATCAGCAGCCAGTCCGACAGCAACGTATGGACCACGGAGGCTTTCGACATGATCAAGGCGAGGGCAAAGTACATCCTCTACAAGGACATCCTGAAGGACGCTGCACTGGCGGCGGAAGCGCTCAACGACTACACCGACCAACACAGCGCACTGGTGCAGGAAACCTCGCGCCGCAACAGCAGCGGCGTCATAGAGATCACGTGCTTCTGACATGCTGATCCCTGCAGCAGAATACAGGCCCGACGTCGCGGCCCTCAACGCGGCCTTCACGGACGATATCCGGAACGTGCTGGTTGCAGATGGCTCCTATATTCCGGCTCCCTCGTTCCTGTCGTTGACCTCGGCCCTTCCGGCCCGTCCGCTTGGCGGGATATGCGTTGTCACAGACTCTGGCGTGTTCATCTTCGCCGGCACTGGCGATACGCTGCACGTCCTGGACAGCACGACGTTGGAATGGACCGACATTTCGCAGGACGGCTTGACCTACTCGGCCACGGAAGAAGCCCCATGGTCGTTCGAGGCCTATGGCAAGTTCGTCATTGCCGTGAACAAGAACGATGACCCGCAGGTGTTCGAGATCGGCGTCGATACCGAGTTTCGCGACCTCGGCGGTAGCCCGCCCCGGGCCGGCATGGTCCGCATTTGGGGGGATTTCGTCGCCCTCATGGACCTGACGAGCAACCCCAACCGCGTGCAGTGGTCGGGGCTCAACGATTGTGAGTTCTGGACGCCAGGGTCCAATAACAGCGACTATCAGGACTTCCCGGATGGCGGATCGGTTCAGAGTTCGTCGCAGGCCACCAACCCGATCATCTTCATGCAACGGGCCATTTACCGCGCAACCTTCGTCCCAGGCTCGATCGAGGTCTTCACCTTCCAGAAGATCCACGACAAGCGCGGGGCAAAGTCGCAGTATTCCGTCGCTACCCGCGGCGCCTTCTCCTTCTATGCCGACGAGGGCGGGTTCTTCCAGATTTCTCCGGACGGCTCGATAGCGCCTATCGGGTTTGAGAAAGTGGACAGGACCGTGTTCAGTCGGCTCAACACCACCTCGATCTCTCGCATCTATGGGGCGGTCGATCCGTTCTTCTCCCGCGTCTACTGGGCCTTGGACTACTCGGGAACTGGGGTCTACGACGAGATGCTGGTTTACGATTGGCAGATCCAGAAATGGGCGCCGATCGATGTTAACGTGCTTTCGATCCACCCGATGGCGACGACGGGTTACACGCTGGAGTCCCTGGACGCGATCAGCTCCAGCCTCGATGCCTTGCCTTTTTCGCTTGACAGCAAAGCGTGGCAGGGCGGGGCGCCGCTGCTCGCCGGTTTCAGCAACGATTTCCGGCTCGGCTTCTTCTCTGGCGAGAGCATGGAAGCGGTGGTCACCACGCCCGAAATTGGCGACACGGCCGGACAGGTCATCCGGACGACAAGCTCCTATCCCGTGGTCGATACCAGCAACGTGTTTGTGCAGGCCGGGACAAGAATGCGGCGCAACCAGACGGAACCGACAGTCTGGGCGAACGAGCGGGAGCCCTCGTACAACACAGGGCGGGTTCGACAGATTACCCGGGCGAGGTTCCATCGGTTCCGCATGAGGATACCGGCCGGGGAAACATGGTCCCACATCAGCGGGATCGACGTTGACACGGCCCAGGCGGGGTTCCGATGACACTCAGCATCCACAACACGACAGATTGGCCCTTCGATGAGGTTGCGCAGTACGGGAAAGAAATAACCGCTGCGATGAGGAAGCTGGCTGAGAAATACCCGAACGAAATCTCGGTCAAGAAGATGGCCGAAGACCTGTTTTCGGGGAAGAACCAGCTTTGGCTCATCCTTGATGAGGATCGCCGGTTCGTGGCCTTCGTCACCAGCGAGATCAAGGTGAGCGAGAATGGTCACAAGACCGTTTTCCTCGGGGAGTTGGCCGGCGACGGCGGCTTGGACTTGGTCCCCATGATCCATCCGATCGAGGAGTGGGCGAAGTCTATGGGCGCCAATGAAATAACCCCATTGGGCAGGGATGGATGGCGCAAGCCGCTCGCCAAGGCCGGCTATCGTCCCAAGTTCGTTCTCTACAGCAAGGATCTCTCCAATGGGTAAGAAGGACAGCAAGCAGACGACGGAGAACAAGCCCCCGAAGTGGGCAGAGCCGCTGTTCGCCTCCTCCGCCAAGGAAGCGCAGTCGATCTACGACTCCGGTGTGGGCGGCAATGTCTACCAGGGCCAGACCGTCGCAGACCTCGGCCAGACGACCCAGAGCGGGATTTCCGGCGTTCAGGGTGCTGTTGCCGGTCTTCCGTCTGCCACCAGTTCCGCGACGAACCTTGCCGGCATGGCATCAGGCGCGAACCTCGGCGGGAACCCGTACTTCACCGAAAACCTCAACAACCAACTGGACGAGACGGCCTCGTTGATCAACAGCCGCATGTCAGGGTCTGGCCGCTATGGATCGGGCGCAAATACTGCGGTTCTTGGCCGCGAGCTTGGCAAGGTTGCGACCTCGGCATTTGCGGACCAGTACAACCGCGATGTCACGAACATGATGGGCGCCAACAGCCAGATCGACGCCTCGAACTCCAACCTGTTCCAGAACAGGCTTTCCGGGAACCAGGCAGTCATCGGGGCTGGGCAGCTCCAGGACGCGAACGAGCAGGCCAAGCTCACTGCGGACTTTACCAAATGGCAGTCCGAAGACATGCAGCCGTGGACGCGCCTTGGCCTCCTCCAGAGCGCCGCCGCCGGTTCCGCCGCAAACTACGGCACGAACACGCAGACGGCAACGCAGCCGTTCAACGGGCTCCAGGCGCTCGGCACGGTCGGGTCGCTGTTCACCAAGTCGGACGCCCGCATCAAGGTCGGCATTGTCCCGGTCGGGATTGAGAACGGTCACACCGTCTATGAGTGGAACTATCGCGGTGATCGGGTTCGCTACCGCGGCGTCATGGCTCAGGATGTCATCGAGAAAGACCCGCTGGCCGTCACCATCGAGAAGGACGGCTTCTTCGCCGTCAACTACAACCGCATCGGCGTCACGTTCGGGAGGGCTGCATGATCGCGTTGGACAAAGGTTCTGCCGCCGCCACGCAAGCGACACCGCCGGCCGCTGGCGGGTTCTTCCAGCAGATGAAGTCGGACTTCCAGGCGCTGGGGGACAAGATACAGGCGCCCTACAACGCCATGACCGAAGAGCAAAAGAAGCGCTACCAGAAATTCAACGAGCTTGCTCAACACCAGCCGACGCAGCCGCAGTTTTCTCCGGTCCAGTTCGGCGGGGGGGCAAATGGCGCGAGCCTTCTTGCGATCGTTGAAGAGATGAAGAAGCGGGGGTTCTGACATGGCTTTCGACATAATGTCCATGTTCGGCCCTCAGGCGATGAACCGGCTTCTTCAGCCGATGCAA